CCCACGGCCAGGACGATGGGGGAAATAAACGCCAGGGCTGTGCCAATGCCCGACCGGATAACATCACCAAAGGGTGTCGCTACCCCACCACCAAATGAACCCAGCAAGTCAGAAAATCCGGTAAAAATTTTCTTGGCGATATCAAAAGCAGGCACAAAGGTCAGCCTGATGATATTGCCGATCTGGGTCAACCACGCGCCGTTGTTTTTGAGCTGTGTTTGAAAGACATCAGCCAGCCAGGCCACACTCTGAAAGATGAAGCCCAGCATTTTCACAGGCACCGCAATGATATCGCCCACAATATGCCCAAAATGCTCAAACACCGGGCTGGCCACCACAGCAGCGAATGCCTCCAGGCCAGCCTTGGCCGCTTCAAACACGGGCTGAGAGACAATACGCCACGTGCCAATCAGGTTGTCTTTCACCGTTGTCATCAGGCCGTTGAAGGTGTGGGCTTGAGCCTGCATACTCCCGCCAAAGGTATCCTTCAAGCCCTTCATCAAACGCGGGATGGCATCGTCTGCCGCCAGCTTGCCTTGCTGGGACAGCTGGCGCACCTCGCTCACCGACATGTGCATACTGTCAGCCAGAATTTTCCAGCCAGGAATACTCAGGTTGGTCAACTGCATCATGTCGCCAGCGTTGACCTTGCCTGCGGCATGCATCTGTCCAAAGACGTAGACAATCTGCTGGAGGGACCCGGCGTCGGTGCGGCCCATGGCGGAGAGCGCATCACCCATGGTCGTCAAATCAGGGATAATATCTTTGGCATTAAAGCCAAAGGCCAGCATCTGCTGGGATGCCTGGGCGATATTCTGGAATTGGAAGGGGGTCTGGGCAGCAAAGTTCCACAGCTGCTTGATAAAGCCATCGGCGGCCTGACCAGAATGGAGCAAGGTGGTGAAGGCAATCTTCGTTTGCTCCATCTGGGCGTCGGCCTCAATCATACCCTGGATGGTCTGCATCCAGCCAAAGCGCATCTCCTGCAAGGAGGCCACAAACTCTCCCACCCGCGCCGCCCCTTCATGCATCGTGTTCCAGCGCTCGCGCAAGTTGCCAAAGAAACTGCTGGATGCCTGGTCAGCCTCCCCCATACTGCCAGAGAAGGACCCCATCATGTTTTGGGCAGCCGTCACTCCGGCAGACAGCCCGCTGACATCAGCTGCAAAGCGGACAATCAGCTCGCCCAGCATGGTCATGATGTGTGTCCTTCCTAGTGGCCATTCTTGGCGTCCCGCATGGCCTTTTCGTGCTCATCGGCGCGGATCTTGAAGAATGCCGCCCATTCGGTCAACTCTGCCGAAGAAATACGCCCCAACAGCTCTTCGACAGTACACCCACCCAGCAGCGCGGCCACCTCAAAGTACAGGCGCCGCTCACCGGATGGGTTTAAGAGTTTTTTACCGCTGCGTCCACCGCATCAGGGACCAGCTGGTTCATACGGATGGCGACCTGGGCAATGCGCTCCAGCGCCGCGCCGCTCTTGGCATTGAGGCCGTCGCGGTCAGCGGGTTGGAAGACCAGCTCCTTGGTTTCCGGGTCACGCACGCTCAAGATCGCCAGCGCCGGGTACATTCTGACCAGGTCAGGCCGTCCATTGGGGAGCGTGTTGTTTTGTAGCAGGTTGGCCCGTTCGGTGCCGTTCAAAGCGCGGATGATGATGGTGCATTCCCACTCAGGCACCTCCAAAAACTCTTCTGGCAGGTCGGGGGCATTCAAAATTTGTTCGCGTAGATTCACAGGGGTTCCTCCGATTTAATTGGCGAGGTAAAAGACTTTGTCCACGACAGCGAAGGAGACATCTTCCATGATGACCGCCTTGACGTCGCTCTTGATCTGATCTTGTTTGATGTAGGCATAGCCCTCGTAGCGCGGCCCGGCTGGTGCGCTGGTGCCGTCCACAAACAGCACCACCACCATCAGGGCATTCAGCAGCCCCAAAAAGGTGCCGTCGTTGTAGAGCTTGCCGAACTTGGCTGCCGCTCCGCGCAAGAGGGGAAAGTTCAGCTTCCAGGCGCTGCCAAAGGTGGTGACATCCACCACGTTCAGGTCCAGGCCCAGCTCCCAGTTTTGTCCATCACCCAGCTGGGAATAGGGAAAGTAAAAGCCCGCGTTGGCCCGCACAAAGGTGTTCACCAGCGGGGCGTTAAACACCACCTTGCCCCCGACGTACTGGATGGTGTAGGTGCTGGGAGAAACCGTCGCCCAGCCTGTCGTCCCGTCTGGGGAATTTTGGATGACGAACGCCCCTCCGGTGTTATCCCAGTAGCGCCGGGTCGCCAGGGTGATGGTGTAGTTCTGGTGGTCTCCCGCGTCCGTCATAGCCAGGTTGGTGAAAGAGAGGGAGGGAGACGACGTGATGTACACGGCTCCCTTGTATCCGGCAAATGCTGTCATGGTGTGCGCGTCCTTTCACGAAGGTCAGGGATTAGCTGTAGGTCACGGCTCCTGTGCCCTCGAAGCTGTACGTCACATCCACCGTGGCATTGACTGCCGTCTTGACCTGTTCTTGCTTGACCAAGGCAGACCCGGTGTAGTTATGGGTGCCATCGATGTAAAACAAGAGCGTGACCACCACGCCCGTCAGCAGGTCGGTCTGAAGAATGGCCTGGCCGTTGGTGTCTCCCTGGAAGAGGCGGCCCGCAAACGATCCGCTCCACTTGCGCAGCCCAGGGATCATGGTCTTCCAGCCCGTGCCCCCAAAGGCCGTGGTGTCGTAGATGTCTGCGTCAATGTTGAGATCCCATTTATCGATTTCGGCTACCGTGTTCGCGGCAATTTTTACGGCCCCACCGTATCCAGCAAGCGCTGTCATAGTGTGTCTGTCCTTTCACAGCAAAAAAAAGTCTGTAGAGGTGCTTGGAGTTTGGTTGCGTTTAAAATCACACTGACAGGCATTTGATGTTTAGTTTTGTTCGACCAGGATCTTGTAGCGGGAAATACCGTGACGCGTGATGCCGTCAGGGTCGCGCAAGAGTTGCCCCGAATCGTAGAGGGTAGAGACATGGTGAAAGGTGTGCATACCAGACAGCCGCTGGCGGTTCAACAACGCATCAATGCGGTCCTGGATGGCGATGGCCTCGGCAAACCCCTTGTACTGGCTCCAGATATGCAGCGTGAGCGTCACTTCACGCAAACGGCGGTCAAAGGTATCTGCCATCAGCTCAGAGCTATCGCCAACCGTCACATACGGAAAGAGCTGGCCCGTGTCCACGGCCTCAAATACGCCCCGGCAGAGTGCCGCCATAGTGCCAGTCGCAGGGGGGTCGGTCAGCGCCGGGGCAGGAGACGGATTCACCGTGTCTCCGGCAGCGCCCCCCATAAAATCTTGCGTGGTCCCCGCGCCATCATTGGTGAGCAGCTGTATGACGGCCTGCTCCACCTCTGGCAAGGCCAACCCCACGGGCGGTGGAGCCGCCGCCGTCCAGAAGGGATACTGCTGGATAAAGGTTTTGAGTGTGCTCACCGCCTGGCGCGGGGTATAGCCCGTCCCATTCCAGGTGTAGAGGCTGGAATGGACGGGATGGGTACTGGCGTCATAGGTAAACAGGTAGACGCGCTCCACCCGCCCAGAGGTGCGGCAGGCATCCAGCACCGCCTGGTAGCGCACCGCCTGGGTTGGTTCGTTACAGTCCTCGGTAACCTGCCAACCAAACTCGGTGCACCAGATATTCAGGCCGGAATACCCCAGGTCGTTGGCTGCGTTGGCCATATTCTGGATAGCCGTCGTGATGCTGGGCAAGTGGGCAACGGCTGGGTTTATTGGGTCACTTTTGTTCGTGTAATAGTGGAAGTTCAGGTAATCCACTAACCCCAAGGCAGTGCTCAGGCCGAAGATGAAGTCGTAAAAGTTGGCATCATTCATCCACCAGACGGCGCCCATGCCGATCTTGACCCCCGGCGCCACGGTCTGGCGCAGTGTCGGGACCACGCCCAGCAGCACCTGCTGCATCCAATACGGGTCACGCGCAGGCTGAGGCTTGCCGTTGGCGGTGGTAATGCCCTTCACGCCGTTGTAGATGGCGTAGGGAGAATTGCGCAGGCCGTAAAAACCCTTGTCGACAGGCGTAAAGTACAAATTGTACTCTTCGTTGCCGATCTCAATATTGTGGATCAGCATGGGTCCATAGCCGGGGATGGCGTATACGCCGTTGTAGCGTTGCGCCACCCCCAGAGCAAAGACCAGCACCACAGCCGGGTCGGGCATAAAATGCGGCTCCGTGGTCGCCTGGAAGAGCGGATTCTGCAAGCCCCAAT